TGACCACCATTAATATTATTACTATGATCATGGTTTGCATTTATTAAATTGTCAATAATTGGTTCAATTAATATCTTATTTGATAAAGTTTGATTAGCATTATTTGTAGTTATAATATCATTATTTATCTGTATGGTACCAGATCCGCTGGGTTTAATATTTAAACCGGCATTTGTCGATCCTAGTACTTCTAATATAACATCATTTTCAGAAATATTATTTGTTAATTTTAAATATGTAGTAGCTGTTGGAGTTGATCCAAATGCCAATAATTTGTTACCATTAACATCTGATATATAATCATTGTTTATAATTTTTGGAGTCACTAAAGTTTTATTAGTTAATATTTGGGTAGCATTATTTGTAGTTATAATATCATTGTCAACTTTAACTGATCCGGTACCTTTTGCTTTTAATATTAAATCTATATTGATATCTTCACCTACAGGATATATTCTAGGTCCTGTAGATACTCTTGTGTTTTCAATTGCTATATTGTTTTTAGCATATGTATTTGCTACAAAAGTCAGTAATTCATTATTATTTTCATCAATTATAGAATTACCATTATGTATTATTGGGGATGTTAATAGCGGTGATATTAAAGTTTTATTTTCTAAAGTTTGAGTATCATTTAAAGTAACAACAGTATCATCTATCTCTATATATTTATTTGGATTTTCACCAATATATCTTAGTCCTTTACCAGTACTAATATCAACTTCAATAACACCATTATCTACGATAATTCCACTGCCTATTTTAACATGTCCATATAACTCTTTACTAGCCACACCAAATTCAGCAGTTAATGATGAGTGTGATGGTAAATTTTCGGGTAATAATTGAGTTATAACTGTTAAATGTCCATTTTCATTACTTATAATAATGCCTGCCGAATTAAATTCTGGTATAATTATAGAACCTTTAGTTTCGCTAGACGTAGATTTTAATATTAAATTACCACCAGGAAGTGAGCTTCCACATAAAACTTGATCATGTCTAGATCCTTCAGAATATAATAAAGATTTTATGTTGTTTCCATCATAATATTGAATTGAATCATTAGATGTATTGTTCCACAGTAGACCATCTCGTAATTCTTCTTCAGGTATTTGTTCATATTTTTCAAGTACTGTCTTGAATCTTTTCCATTCATAATCATAATTAGCATCAGATTTTTTTGTTAATATTTCATCTTTTAAACCACCAGCTGGCATACCGGTTCCTGGCGGTCCTTGTATACCTCCATCGATAATATTGATATATTCACCACTATACATCTTATTCTGTCACCTCGGGTTCAACGGTCCATCTACCGCTGACTAACGTTATAAATGGTTTAGAAGGATGGTTTCTATATTCTAAACTCCACATACCAGAATCATAGTTAACTAAAGTAGATGTTATTTCAGCCGGAATAGTTATTTCTATTTTACCCTTCATCGGAACTGTAGTAATTCCATCATCCATAGTTAATGTGCAAATAACATTTTCATCGCCAAAGTTACGTCTAAATTGAGATTTGAATTCAAAACCGGTTAAATTAATAGGTTCTCTATATTTGTCTTTCCAATAAAATACTTGTGTAAATACTGCACCCCTTTCAATTTTTAAGAGAATGTTTCTTTTTGCTAAGGACATTCTTTAAACTCCCCAAATATTCTAAAATTTGATCAGATTCTACTGATTTTTTTGATCTTTTAACCCATTTATCTCCAACTTTTTTATAACTTTTTTCAACAGCACCCCAAGCTTTCTTAGCCGCTTTCTCCTCCGAGTCACCGGCGTCTAGAGCGGACTGGTAGACTTTCTTCCACATATCGTTGGCCTTTTTAGGCAAGCCTCGGGATGATCTAGCCGAGCGTCCACAACCCATTAAGAATCACTCCTCTTTTTTCGCAAACTGCAGCGTATAAGCAAAACACTGGTCTTGTTAACTCTAGGTTATCCATTTTATTAAAATTCATAAAAATCATTATAAATTTTAATAAAATGATTTATCAGTCAACATAGCTTACGCTATATTTACTCTGATTGGGTGTAACCCCACACCCTCTATCCCCTCTGAAAATATTTTGGGGAATACTTTTTTCATAATCTGATATGCTCCATTTAAATCTGCATTTATAAGAATACCTGCGTTAGACCTAAATAATCCTCTATACATCCTTCTTGATTTATTATAATTATCTTTTATAGGTAACTCTTTATCTAAAAAAGAAGTTCCACTTGTATAACTCTCCTCCACAAGTATTACTTTTATACCTACATTTTGTGCCTTATAAATTATTTTTTGTATAAACTCTTGATGAGGTATTCCTACAAATGATTGATTAACTTTCTTATTCATTTTGCTTTCTCGTTTCCAATCTTTGTTGTTGCCTATAACTATTGTATTTACATTTAAGCTTAAAGCATAATCTACTACCCATTTGCTTGCTTTATGAATGAAATCGTTAATCTTGTTATTTCTTTTTATAGTTAATTTATTCATTCTTTTCGTATAATCTAAATTATTCATTCTTTTAGCAATTTCTCTATAATGACTAATTTTCTTATTATAGTATTGATTTATTGATTTTAGACCCTTACCATTCAATATTATAGGCATTGCACCTACATTATTACTTATGGTTGCAAAGTTATCTAAACCAATATCAATACTAATATATCTACCATTATCTTGTTTTAATTCTGGGACTTCTGTTTGATAAACAACTTCAACTATAATATGATTGTATCTTGGTAATATCCTAACTTGTTGTAAATTATTAATTTTAGTATTTAATTTAAATCCATTAAAACATTTAGGGAAATGAATTTGATTATCTTTTAATTTACAATTCATGTTTGTTAATATTAATGAGTATCTACCATTTTTAGGTAAATAATTTGGCAATTTAGGTCTACCATTATATTTCTCTTTATGCTTGCTCCAATCTTTAATAGCTTTGAAGAAGGACTTCCAATTCTTGTCTAATAATCTTAATGTTTGTTGTGCTGATTGAGCAGTAGGCATATTTCTATAATCCGTATTCATTCCTTCTTGTTTTAATAACTTATCCATTTGATTATATGAAATATACTTACTTTCACTACAAAACTTTTGCCTTATTTGATAATTTGCAAAATTATAAAGATTTTTAGATTTAAAACAATATTCATCTAACATCTTGTAGTAGGGATTTTTAGGATATATTATATGCCTTTCTACTCTATTAGCTTTCATCTTCTTCATTCACCTCCTTTTCTTCAAGTATCTTTTTTATCTTTTGTCCTTTTCTTTTAGAGTATAATTTCATAGAATAACAATGCAATAAACTAATTATTTCTTCAAATATTTCTTCACTATCTAATTTTTCAGAACCTACTTCGCTCATAACAATTATCTCACAATTGTATTTTTTAAATAAATGATAAAATAACTCAAAACCTACTCTGCTTAATCTATCTTTATAAGTTATTACAATTCTTTCTACTTTACCTGCAATTACATCATCGAGCATTTTAAAAAAATCTTTTCTTTTTTCAAAACTAATTCCACTCGCTATATCTGAAAACACTCTTGATATGCAATATCCATTACTAAAACAAAACTGTTTCAACATCTGGATTTGATTTTCCAAGTCGGCTTTCTGTTTTGGTGTAGAAACCCTTGCATAAATGTATGTTTTTCTTTCTACTCCTTTATTGAATAATTTGTATACACTGTCTTTGTCATAATCATATCTGCCATTAGGTAAAATGTTTACTTTTATTAATCCTTCTTTAACGTATTTTGTAAGAGTAGGTCTTGTTATTTGCAATAATTCTAATACTTCTTTAGATTTTATTATAATCATCTCCTTTTAAGATGATTATATCATATATTTATTTAAATATCAATTATTTTTATTAAAATTTTTAATATTCTTTATCAATTTATTTAATTATAATAACTATATCATTAATTTTGGATCTGTAAACATGCTGATGATAAAAAACTGCAGCCTCTAAACTATCTGGAGGCTGCAGCTGACATTAATATTTTTTAATTTATCGCGGATTTATTTCCACATACCAGCCGCATGCAGCCATTCATGGATGTGCCTAGTCTCAGGTTCTTTGCCAAGCACATCATCTATATTGCAAACATATCCCATTGCCATATTATTGATGCCTTCGAAATAATCTGTTGGAATATCGCCAAACCTATCGATTATAATGTCATAAAGTTTTCCGAACTCTTCGTCAGTCGGTATTCTTCCGCCAT